CTGGGCCTTTGACTGTTTGCCCATTGACCTTGGCCGACGCTCCCTCGGCAACCCATTCCTCTTTCTCGACGGAGACGCCGACGGAAGCACGCCAGGGGAAACCTTTCTTGGACGATCGTTCGACCTGGTCCGAGGCGTCGGATTCTCCGCTGATCGCGCCGGCCACCTTGACGGTCTTGGCGCCGATGTTGATCTGGTCGGCGTGCCCGACGATCTGCTCCCGATCGTGGTGGCGGAAGATCGGGATCTCGTCGGCAGCCGGCCGCAGTCCGGCCAGGTCGATCACCACGTTGCCGTAGTAGCCGACGCGGATCTTGCCGCCGGTGTACGCGAGCATCGAGAACCGCTTCGCCTGGTCCTCCGGCCCTTCCGCCGCTTCGATCCAGTCCACCGGGGCCGAGCAGTACACGACGCCGGGAAGCTGCGGTCTATTCCTCTTCGTCTTCGCCATCGTCGGCGGACTCCTTGGGTTGCGATTGCGGATCGGTCGGTGACGCGTTCCCCGTAGACTCGGGGCGGAGGTCTCGCAACAATCCCAGCTCCTCCATCAGTTTGATTTCGCGGGCTCGCTGGCGAAGCTCGGGCTCCCAGTTGAGGCCGGCCTTGGCATATTCGCGAGCCAGCGTCGTCGTGTGCATTTCCAGCTTCGTGGATTGGGCGTTGGCCGCGGCCTGCGGATCGAGGTCGTCGCTGACCTCGTCCCAGTACACTTCGACCGTCCACTGGGAAAACGGTGGCAGGTTCGCCGGCAGATAGCCGGCGATCAGTCGCGCTTCGAGGTACCACGAGAAGACCAGGCGGTAGACCTCCGGCGTCCATTCGATGACACGCTCGCACTGGACGGCTCGCGAGTAACCCTTGCGATCGAGTTTGCCGGAGGCGAAATTGTAGTCCTTGCTGTCGTTGGCTCCGACCGCGTAGGGCATGACCACCGCGGCGAAGGCCTCCGCGAGAATCTCCCGCTTGAACTCGCCGTAGGTCGTGGTCGGCTGCTCGGCCTTGATCTGGTCGATCGAGTAGCCTTCGGGCAACACGGTCACCATCCGCTGGGCCAGCTCGAACACGTCCATCGCTTCCGGGGCGACGTTCTCGCCGTCGGCCGCGTCGTAGCCTCCGCCCGGCGGATTGTTCGTATGGATCACCGCAGCATAGTTGGCGGCGGTCTCGGCCGCCGCGAGCACGGCCAGGGTGAACCGCCGCAGTTGCGCAAACAGCGGCAGGGCCGGCATCAGTTCGGGAATCCCGCGGTGTTGACCTGGGCGATCCTCGCGAAACACGTGGATCACGTCGGTCGCCGCGAACGTGTCGGCGTCGCCGATCGCCGAGGCCCAGCCGAGCGAGTCGCCCGGATGATAGCGGAGCACATCGTATTCCATCGGATCGCCATGCTCGTCGAAGCGGATCCCGTCCACGGCATTCTGCTGCAACATCGGCGCGGCCGGCGTCGCGAGCTGCTCGGCCTCGATCGCCCGAACTCCGAGCTTCACCGGGGTGCTCAGGCGAGGCTTGGTCACCATGACCAGGATGCCCTCGCCGTCGACAACCTTGGCCTTCCGCGCGGTGCGCAATGCTTTGGCGATCTTCGCGGCCCGGACCCAGAATTCCAACTCGCGATTGATTCTCGCATCCGCGTCTTTGCCGGCGCCGGTAACGACCTGCACCCGCGGCCCGGTGCCGATCACGTCGTTGGCTAACGCCTCGACGATCGACCGGCAGTAGCTGTTGTTCGCGGCTTCGTAGCGTGAGCGATTGCGAAGGACACGACGCACGTCGGGCGAATTGGCGGAGTCGGCCGAGAGTGAATCGGCCCACGACCAATGCCGCACGTTTTCGTCGGTCGTCTGCGCGGAATCGTACCGTGCGAGGATGCCGGTCCATGAATCGCCCCGCGGAGCCCGCGGCAACATCCTCGGCGGGCGCGGAGCCATTGCGAAGGCTCGGCCGTAAGGATCGACGATCTGCGATCTGCGGACGGTCGCCGGCATCAAATAGCTCCGGAGGGGCGGAAACGGCCAACGCGAATCGGCAACGCCGGCGACCGTGCAGCCGCCCGGCGAGCGAGGTGCTTATCCGCTTCGACCATGTCGGGCAGGTCGTGCTGCTCGATGGTCACGCCGTCCACGGTCACCTTGGCCGGTGCGGCGGCTGCCTGCTGGATTTCGTCGCTGAGATCGGAGTCGGACATTTGGGAACAGGTACCAAGGCACAAAGACACCGAGGCACAACGCGTACGGCTCCGTTATAGGCGGTGTTTCGGGGGGAACCGGGGAAAGCGAGCCAGCGCCGGCCGAGATTGGCGTGGATCGTTACACCGGTAGACACGGAGGGTGATTTTCCGTGGCACCGGCGGCGTCGGCCGAGGTCGATTTCCTGACACGAAGATCGCCCCCCCGGCGGAGACTATTCGGTCAGCATTGGGAGTCGACGCAATTCCAGTGCGCGGACTGCCGGCACTACACCTCTGGCCTGATCGAGGTCGGGAAACAACTAGCAGCCCAGGCAGTGGAAATGCGGGAGGACGAATTTTCGTGCGAGGCCGAGGAAATTGATGAGCGGACACTTGATCCCAAGCTGTCGGCAATGGCTGACGGGGTGACCAGCCGAGGTGAGCGATTCGCTGGCAACAACGTGTGGGACATGGCTGAGGCGTGGACCGAGGCTGGATTCTCGGCGACAGACGCAGCCGAATGGATGGACGCTGGATTCTGGGATCCCGATACAGCGGCCACCGTGCGAGATACGGGAATCACTGCCGAGCAGGCGGCCGCCCGTGCTGAGGCCCTCGTTGAGGCCGCCGAGGACGCAGCCGAGGACTACACGGATGGTGATCCGATCTACTCGATCTGCAACGGAGACACGCCGGTAAGCGTGCTGACCGAGGCCGACTAACGACTCTCCTCCGCCCGGCGGCGCGGCCAGTCACCGTTTCGCCAGCAATGGGCCGCCGGGCGGGCCTTTTGAGAAGCAACATGATCCAGCAAATCCACCACTACACGCTCAATACCGGCGATGGCCGACTGACCGACCGCTCCGAGGTAGCCCCCGAGGTGATTGATTACCTACGGCCGATCCTCGATGCCGGCGGAGGTGATGTTGGCGGCGGGCTGGCAGTCCATGTCCACGGCGGCGAAAATGGCGGCTGGCTCTACGAGATTCGGCACGGAGGGGACGCGGTGGTCGCGTGCGGTCTGGCCGTCACCGATCACCACGCCTCCGGAATCTGGCCGATCCTCGATGATCTGGCGCAGCACGCGAAATTACCACACCCGCCACGTCCTCCGCGCACGCCCTGGTTGTCGGTGCTGATTTTGTACGGGGCTGCTGGATGCGACCATGAGACGCTGATGGCCGTCGCCGACCTGGAGCGGTGCATCGCCTGGACGCTGATAGGTGAATAACATACGGCAGCCCGGCATCCACTACGAAAGCCAGCCATGAGTAATGCTAAACACCCCCGCGGCCGACCCCAACACGGACCCGACACTGCAACCTTTGTGGGCCAGGTTGCCGCAGGGATCCGCCAGCGGCGAGAACACCTGAAGCTCGACGTCTCTGAGGTCGCCGCGGCCGCCAGTGCCTCGGCCCAGGGGTGGTACCACTGGGAGCAGGGCACCCACATGCCACCACTGGCCAAGCTGCCGGCGATCGCGGCGGCGCTGAAATGCACGCCGCGGGACCTGATTCCCGACGACTGCTAAGGCAACTCCTGCTCCCATTGCTGGCGACATTCCTGCATATGGCCGTCCAGCAGATCTCGGTAGAGGAAGTAGTTGCGGTGCTCCTCTTCGTAGTTGTAGTGATCAAATGCCTGGGTCTCGGCAATCTCCCGCGACAGGGAACGCAGCGGAGGAACGGTCGGGAAAGAGATAACGCCAACAACCGTCCCGATCAGGGCCGGCGAGTATAGTTGGCCGATGCTGTTGCGGATGTAGTCCTTCTCTGGAACCATATCCAAATCCTCCTCGGTCAGCGGCGATCCGTTCAGGTGCACAGGTCTCGCCAGCACGCACACGAGGTACACCGGGATTCCTCTCGGCGGCAGGATGTTTCCTCGCCCATCCAGCAGCCGAACGCAACCGTTAGGAAAGAGCGTATCGCGGAACATGCCATAATCCAGGAGCATCGTCTCGAACTGGTTGAAGAGATATTTCATGCGAAATGCCTCCACCGCCGATGGTCGCTCATCATCCACCAATCCGTTCGAAGGTCGTGATTCGCCGGCCGCAATGCCGGCAGGCCTTGACTCGCATGTACCGGTCGCCGCGGCGCCGGCCGTACACCACGTGGAAATGCTGGCAGCCGCAGTTGGGGCAACGGAGCCCCGGATTTCGCTCGCCGGGCTCTTTCGTCATGAATCACCCCCGCCTCGCGCGTTGCAGTTCCGAGAGCTTGATTCGCCGTACGCGGGTGGCCGGCTTCGCGCCGTCGGGCAACACGCCGAGCATCGCCGCGGCCGCGGCCAGATCGCGGAGGCAATCGCCCCAGTGGTTGTCCTTGCCTTTCGGGGCCTCGAAATGCCACTTGCCGCCTACACTTCCCTTCCGCCATTCCGGCCGTTCGATCACCAGGTGCTCAGGGAAGAGCGGGTGGTCGTCGGGCGAGCCAAACAGCGTCCACCCCGATCGATCGCCGATCGGCAGATTCAGCCGGTCGATCATGAAGGCATGCAGCCAGTCGGTATCGGTGAGCACGTACCGCACACCTTTTTCCGGCGGCGGCATGCGCCAATGCCAACCCGTTTGCCCGCCGGGTTTCCTGGCGAACGTCGAGGCCCATGATTCGTCGGGGCGGATATAAAAGCCCATCGATGGCACGACGATCGCCCCGTACGGCGATCGCCGGCAAAACTCCTTGACGAGGTCGGTCTCCCACTTCGAGTCGATCAGGATCTTGCCGACACGAAGAGCGGCTCCGTCTTCACGCGTGAATTCGCGCTGCACCAGCTCGTCGACCAGGTGGGTCAGGCCCGAGACGATCGCCGCCTCCTTGCTCTGACCCTTGTAGGTCTTCGTCAGCGGGATCGGCGGCTTTCGCTGCTCGAACTCTCGCCGGTTCTGTTTCGGCCAGGTGCCGTAGTCGGGCACGTGGCCGCCCATGCCGGCCCACGCGCTCATCGCGACCCAATAAAGAATCTCCTTGTGCACGTCGATCTTCGCGACGAGCTGCTCGGCCGCGGAGGGGAGGATGCCCCGCTTGATTCCGTTCGCCTTCGCTCGGACACCTTCAAGTGTCAGGCGAGGCGTGTCGTTCTGCTCTTCCGGATCCGCGGGGTTCTGCTGATACTCGCATTCCATCACCTCCGCGCCTTGGTCGATCAGCAGGTTGTAGGCGTGCTGGATCGCGCTTAGCTCGTTCGCTTCGTCGTAGCAGTGTTGCCACGAGACGACACACCCAGCGTCCATCTCGGTGCGGTGTGTCCGGTAAAACTCGTTGGCTCGGCGCTTCGCCCGCTCGGCGTCGCCGGCGACTGTCTTGTCGTAGGCGCGGCGGATTCTCGCGTATTCGTCGAGCCAGAGCGTTTCGTGGGCAGTGGCCCACGATTTCACCATCGGCACGCGCTCGCCCTGCCAGGCCGGATCGGCCAGGAGCTGCTCCATCATGTCGTCGCGAGCGATCACCGTGCCGTTGACGACCACGGTCGGGTTCGCCGAGTGGCCGGCCGTCGGGATCAGCCCCTTGCGAAGCATGCGGAGGTTCTTCCGGACCTGCTCGATCGTGGCCGAGTTCGAATCGTCTTGAGGATCGTCGATCGTAATGAAATCAGGTCGCGCATTCCAGCCGTCGGCCCGCTTGTGCTTCACACCTCGGGCCTTGCTGTACGGCCTGGCCACAATGATCGCGCCGGAACCCGGGGCACCCTCGACCGTCGGCAGAACGACGCGATCGGCACGCCACACGATCAGCGTGTGGGCGCCCTCGGTCTTCTGCGCAGCGCAACGCTGGGGCTTCCCGTCCAACTCCGCGATCGGGAAACAGATCTCGGGGAAGTCCTCCAGGAGCAGCTCGTTCTCCGACAACTCCTTCTTGATCGAATCGATGTTGTCGCGGCTGGCCTGCTGGTTGATGCCGACGATCAAGCCAAAACCGCGATGCCCATAGAGCGCCGCCCAGAGGTGGCTGTTCTCGCTGATGGTGGTTTTTGCAAACCCGCGATAGACCGCGTCGACCTCTCGGCCGCCGTTGAGGATCGCATCTTGCCGGCGCTGAATCAGCCGAACGTGGTCGTCGGACAGCGGCCGCAAGCCGGTCGAGTGGGGAAAATAGGTCTGCAGAAAAAAGACGAGATCGTGCCGGCCCTTTTCCCGCCGCTCCGGATCTTTGACCGGGGGAATCGGTCCGATGTCGGACACCTCGGCGTAGTTCTTCCGGCTTCGCCGAGCCATCGCGTCGCGATGTCGGTCGGCAGCCCGCGAATTGTCGCGCCGATCCTGGTTATCCAATCACTACACCTGGACGAGGGGGCGAAAGAAAGGGAGTTGCAACGCGTGGGCGATCGCCAGACCGTCAACCCAAAATTCCGGCCGGGAAGGACCCAAATTTTCTAAAGCGCCTAGTTTCCTGTCGTCTTCGGGTTGTCGAGACTACGCAACCAACCCAGATATGCCATCGTCACAGCATGAGCGAGGCAAGAGCATACCCGGCTGCGGCAGCCAACAGGCTAAGGATGCCGGCTGCAGTCGCCCTCCATAGCCGATTCGTGATGGATGGCACGGCCGGCTTGGCCTGCTCGGGTGCGAGGGTTAGCTCCACGTCCCACACGCGGCCATCTGCCGTTGAGAGCTCGATGCCCACCACCTTCAGGCCGAACGGCCGCATACACTGGCGTGGCGTGTCGGCCTTGATCTGGTACGCGACCTTGATGGGCGCCGGCGAGCGTTCGCCCGGTATTTGTTGTGCCATCACGCCCCCTATTTCGTACGTTGGCATTTCATCCACACGACCTCACAGCGTGGAACCTTCTGCGACGCTGCTCCTTCGCCTTGCAGGCCCGAGCCTCGCACACGGCCGGCGGCGCTGCAGGTGACGTTGAAGCGGCGATGGGTCCAGCCGGCTTTGAGGAGTGGCCGATAGAGCTGGTTGTCGTAGCCGCTCACCACGGCTTGGCCCTTGATCTTCAGCAGGTGATCGACGAGCCGGCGATGGTGCTCGTCGTCGCACTCGTGTTGATAGACTGCGCGCGTCTTGCGTGTCTCGCCAACATAGGGCGGATCGACGTAGAACACGGTATCAGGCGAATCCCAATAGGCGATCACCTGGAGGGCGTCGCGGTGGTCGAGCTGCACGCGTGTCAGCCGATCGTGCCATGCGGTGAGCGTGGCGATTCGGCATCGCCATTTCGCGTTGACGGATCCCATCTTCCTCGACGCCTTGAACGCTCGGCCCCAGTTGCCCGGGGTCGGGTTTGGCTTGCCGCAGAAGCCCATGTTCTGTCGCGCGAAGAATCCCCAGGCCCGATCAATGGCCATGGCGTGCGGATCGTTGGCCACGGCGATCGCCCGGCGGAATTCGTCCAAGGAGTACGGCGTCCAGATCAGGCGGTGCCGCAGCTCGCGGAACTGGTCGGCGTCCTGCAGCACGCGGAAGAGGTTGACGATTTCGGCGTCCACGTCGTTGAGCACCTCGACCTGCCGCGGCTCGGCGAGGTGCCAGAAGAGCGAGGCGGCGCCGGCGTATGGTTCCACGTAGATTCGGCCAGCCGGCAGAAGCGGTAGAATCTTGGGGGCAAGCTGTCCTTTGCCGCCAAACCAGGTGAAGGGTGCGACGACTCGGTTAGGTTTTTCGATCGGGGTGACGGCCGCGTCGTCGATCTCGGCGAGGGACGCGACGGGCGACCCGCAATATCCAGGGAGGGTGTCGTTCATGGTGCTTATTCGGATGGTGCTATTCTCGCGGTCTAGTCTTCTTCGATCCGCCATCCGTCGCGCCGCGAGTTCACGCGTCGGATGATGGCTCGGGCGTAGTTTTCGATCTGCCGCAATTCGCGGTCCGCGTCCTCACCGCTGAGCCCGCGAACCAGAATCGTGGTGCCCCGCTCATCCCTCTCGACGTCCAGGATCACGGCGCAGACTCCAGCGACCCAACTTTCTCGCCGACCCTGAAACCAGGCCGAATCCGTAATACCCGCTCAATACCCTCCAGACGTCGTTCATGGTCGGCCAGTTGATCGCCTATGGCGACAGGCACGGCGGGGCAGGCGGGCTTGACGGGGCACGGACATTTCCCGCCATCGCAAGCCGGCTGATTCGTAAGTCCGGTCGTAACCAGAAGTGACAGCGCGATCACGAACACGGCTACCAGCAGGCACACCGACACAACCTCAATGGAGGTTGTCGCGTGTCGCCGGCGATCGTAGCGGTGTTTGGCGGCGACTGTCTTAACGGGCTGCTCGTCTGCGTGGGTGGCATCCGCTTCCGCCGCGGCCGATTCGGTCACCACGGCCGGCGTATCCTCGACCTTCGCATTGCCGGCAGCCCCCTTGAGCGCTGCCGCGCCGATCTGCGCCAGGTCTTTGGCGACCTCAGCGCTTGACATGGGCGGGTCCTTCAGGTCGTCGAGGACCACCACTCGGGTCTCTGCGATCGCCGCGTCGGCTGCCCCTGAGAAAAACCGCTTGAGTGTCGCGAGGAATCCCATAGCCTATTTCACCTCCTTGGGCAGCGTGGTCGCTGCCTCGTTGATGGCCTGCAGCTCGATTCCAACCGCCTGGGCCGCCCTCATCAGTTCGTCATTGGCAGCCTTGATCGCGGCCTGTCGATCGGCGTCGGCCGCCTGGGCCCGTTGCACGGCGGCGAGCGCCGCAGCCGACGGCTTGTAGCTGGCCTGTGGTTCGGCACCCGCCGAGACCGCGTAGGGCCCCGTGGCAGGCACAATGGATGCCTGGGGGTATTGCGGAGCCGGGGTTGCTACCGGGGCCTGCTGCCATTGCGGCTGGGCCTGGGCTTGCCACGCGGCCGGCTGGTTTACTCCACCCGCGGCTGCCGGCGTCTGCTGCGGGTTACGTGGAAAAAGCCGCTTGACCAACCAGATGGCGGCCAGGATTACGACTGCCCAGAACGCAAAAAACATCGCGACGCCCAGCAAGAACACCACCAGTCGCCAAGCGTGGTGGAAGAAGTTCTCGATGTTCTCGCTCAGCCAATCCTTAGGCTTTTCGGCCTGTTGTTGCCGGCGTGGCGGCCACTCGTTCGGCCGCACGTTGACGTCGACTTTTGGCAGGTTCGGGAGCGAGAATTGGTTCTGATACGGCTGCGGGCACGGCCCAGGGCACGGGCACGGCGGTTGATTCCCCCAGGGCGCCCCGGCCTCCTGCGATTGCTGCGACACAGTCAATGGCTTCGGTGGATACTTCGCGGCAAAGGCGGTGATCGCCTCAACCATTCGTTGAGCGAGGCCGTCTGCGTCTCCGTCATAACCCTCGGCGCGAAACACCTGAACGTACGGGCAAAGCTTCGTCCCAACCGGCGTAGTCACGACCAGCGTGGGGTATTGCGTCACCTCGTAGTCCGTGAAGCGGAATTTCTGCGACTCGCTCGCCGAATCGTAGATATTTAGGTGGGCCCACGCGCTATTGTCGTCTGCCGCGAGTGATCGCAGGTTCGCGTTGTTGGCAAACGCGGCTTTGATCGCGTTGCACGGCGCACAGGCCGGGCCAGTGAACAAGAGCACCTGCCACTTGCCCGCGTCATCGTCGGGCACCACGGCGAGCTGGCCGGCCACGCCGTGGCCGTGGACCGCGTTCTTGCCGACCTCCTCGACCTTGTTGTCTGTGAACGGTCCGCCAGTCACACCGCAGGGCGCCGGCGTCACGCGCGGAAGAAACCACACCAGACAGATAGCCACCATTAGCAACCGTCTCATTGCCGCGACTCCTCGGATTCGGTGTCCCACCAGGCGACCAAGGGTGCTTTCCCTGGCGGCGGTGGTGTTTGGAAAATCACAACCCATCCGCCTCCCCAAGCGTTGTGTCGCTTTCGGAAGTCGGCGTAACTGTACCAGTCGATCCGCTGCGGACTGTTGTTGTCGCAGACGGCGATCATGCTGTGTTCGTCGAGGGTGTTTCCCGAATACCCGACAGCCGTGATCATGTGGTTTGAACCCCACAGGATTCCGCAGGGGCGGCCGTTTCGCAACGCCCACTCCACCCATCGCATCGAGTCGGGACCGCTCACATTCCATGCCGGCAGTCGCCTCGCGTCGCAGTACGCCTTCACTCGGTCGGGTCCGGATCCGCCACGAATCGGCGGACCGTATTGCGATTGCCAGAGCAGGTTTTCGGCCGCCGGCAGATTGCACGCAACACCGGCCATGGAGAGCGAGCATTGAACGCAGGAGCCGTCTGGATTCCTGAATCGCACTCGCTGCTCCTGGGGAATTCGCACCACGTACCAGGGCCGGCCGTCCGGCGACGGCTGACAATCGTCCGGCCCGTATCCGGTATGCGGAGCGTACTGCCCCAGGGAAAGCAGTGCGAAGGCGATCGCGGCGAGGTGTTTCACGCGCTACCCTCCGTAGAACAGGCGACCTCCGGAGCCGGACAAGCCTCGGTAGCCCCATTGGGGGCACGTCCGGGAGCCGGCTCCGGAGCATCGCCATCTTCGGCTTGCGCCGAGGTGATCGTGTCGCGGTGCGACGGGATGCTCGGTATCACGCCGCCCGTCATCACGGTGGAGCGGATGTCGACCAGGACCGAGATCACCGGCGACGCTTCGCGCCGGGCAATACGGCCGATCGCGTATGGGCTCGGGCAGACTGCCTGGCTGGCGAGTACTTCCGGGCCAAGGGCAACACCCACGTGCTCGCCGAGCTCGACCACCAGGGGCTGGCAATCGAACTCGAACACGCCGGTGGTCGCGACGCGGATAGGGTTTGTCTCGCCCCAACGGCTGCGCTGCATGGCGACGCCGAGAAACCGGGCTGCGAACGAGGCTTGGGAGCACGGCTCTTGCTGATTGGCTTGCCGGCAGGCCGGCTTCGCGTCGTCGACGTCCTGCCACACCAGGTCGCCGATCTCGATCACCGTATCGCCCTCCACCGCAGCGATCACCGGGTTGGTGTCGCCATACCGCCACCGCATCTTGTCGCTCATCGTGGGGCCTTCCTGGGGGATTCGTGGTCGTGGTAGAACTCGGGTTCCCGGCAATGTGGGATTTCCCGTCGCCGGCCTTCGTGTTCCGAGTGCAGAGCGTAGTCGGCCTCGGCCGCGTCGCCCTCGTCGCCGGGTCTCGGGCCGGCATCCTTCACCCGCCGCGCCATTGCAGCGCACGCAACGCACGGCATCAGCACCATTCGGCCGCAGCCTGGGCAGCGTTTGGGTGGCCCCTTCGGCGCATCGTCGGCCAGCCGTGTTTGGCGTGGCCGCCATTTGCCATGGAAGATTCGGCCGACGGTGCCACGGCTGATCCCAGTAAGCGTGGCCACCTCTCGCTGAGATTTTCCTTCCGTCAGCAATTGAGTTGCACGGGCAGCGACGTCCCTGGATATCACGGGCGAACCTCCGGCAAGAAATGCCAGACAGCCGGCTTAGGCCGGCCCTGGAGGCCATCGGAGAGAATAGAGCACCACACCATAGAGCGGCATCCGTGACCGCTCCGCTGCCGACAGCAATATACACGAGAGTGGCTCTATTGCGACGGGGGGACGGGGGACGAGGGGCGTGAGACGAGGGGCGAGGGACGTGAGACGAGGGGCGGGGGACGTGAGACAAGGGGCGAGGGACGTGAGACAAGGGGCGAGGGACCAGAAAATTCAAGCTCCCCTCGCCCATTCGATGGGAGAGGGGCCGGGGGTGAGGGCGGGGGCGATCGAGGTTCCGGCCACACCCGCGATGGCCGAAAATCCGATTGAGTCCGATTGAGTCCGATTGGGTCCGATTGGGTCCGATTGGGTCCGATTGGGTCCGATTCGATGCGATGGGGGGACGAGGGACCAGGGGCGAGGGGCGGGAAACACAAGCTCCCCTCGCCCATTCGATGGGAGAGGGGCCGGGGGTGAGGGCAGGGGGCGATCGAGGTTCGATCCACATCCGCGATGGCCGAAAATGGCTGGCCAGCCGACCAGCGAAATATGCGGGAATCTACGGGGAATTATGGTGGTTTGAAGCAAACTGGCTGAAGATGGCCGAAAATGGCTGGCCATCTAGCCAGCACCGCGGCTTACCCCGGCCCCCGTCCCTCGTCCCCCGCC